CGTATATTTCGTATCGAGGGTTTCGAAGGATGGCACTCATGTCCTGTTTAACCATAATTCCTACCCAATTTGGGTTTAGTGTTTCAACTTGAAAGGTGTCACATGGACCCCGGCATTTTCAGAATTTTAATGTTCCTGCTAGTGCTCTGGGCGCTCGCTATGTGCTACCATCCATAGGAGGATACCACAATGGGCAAGCATGCGCAAAAGTTTAGAGAAATCATAGAGTTGTTGCCTAAACCGACCGATACCAAGGGGTTTACGCCGGAAATCGCCGCCATGTGTCTGGCGCAGCTGGCCAACAAGGCTTTCCATATCATTCAGGAGCAGGAAGAAATCATAGAAGACCTTGAAAACGAGGTTAACGCACTTCAGGCAAGTGCGATAGAAAGCGCGCCGGAATGGAAGCCAACCAAAGAGGACTGAAATGAGCATCACCGATAAAGAGGGAAACGAAAACGTGCATGACTATGTCCAAATGCTGGAACGAGAATTAAATGACTGCATCATGCGGGAGAAAAACTACTCCCTCTGGATGGGCAGCGTAATCAGAAAGCTGCCCGACCAGAGAGGATATAATCGGCTTCCATTGGCTATCAGGGAAGAGATAGAAGATATTATTTCCGCGATTGATTAATTCTCCGCAATTCCTCGATAATATCGTTAGGCTCACGCCATTCTCCGGGCGGGCTATCGGGGTACAATCTACCTTCTTCCCGCGCCTTTTTCCATTCTTCACGGGTATATCTTGCTTTCCGTTGAGGATGATGTTCGGAGCATCGCCAGTCTCCGACATCTCCCATTCTGATGCCATCAACGGTTACACCAAAACCAAAACAGGCACTAGCGCCGCAAATGCTGCATTTCATCATTTTCTTGATGATTTTTTTCAAAATACCTGCCCTCCACCGGGCTGATCTTTAAATCTTCCGGTTATCGGGTCAACCAAAAACCTGCAATCTCCTAAACATCCAGCCTCAGGCGATTCCCGCACCTTTGCACTAACCACGACAGTTTCTGTAGGCTCTCGCCGTACAATCAATCCATTATCGCATTTGTTCATCCAGTTAGACGAACCTTCGATATCCAACAATACAACATCCCTGCCTGCTGCGGCTTTTGTAGGATGAGCCACGATGAACATCGTACATCCGGTTTCCCGTGCAAACATTTTTACCCGCATTAGGCAACGACCGATGTAGTCAGTTAGATTTTCATCCTTGAGCTTGGCTCGTTCCAGCTCGTTCCAAGGGTCTATCAGGATAAAATCCACTCCATCCTTTTCATAGGCTTTGTACGCATTAGCCAATATCCATTCGATGGTTCTTGGCTCGTCATGATAGTGTTCGTAATTAGACGATTGAATAAAACAGCGAGTGTGTGCAAATTGACCAAACAGGGAACCATTGGGCTGGTCTCCAAATATCTTTTCAAGCCTTGAAATCAACCGCATCTCGTTTTCTGGGATATACATCCATGCTTTTTTCTGATGAAGCCAGCAAAGGTTTATAATCAGATTGAACAGAAAAGTAGATTTTCCGGAACCTGCCCAACCCGTAGCAATGACAAGTTGCTCCGGATAGATTTTCAAAATCTGATCCATCTCAGACCAACCCGTGGAAAGCGCCGAAGTGCTTAGCGGCGCCCGTTGCGGCAAATCGGCCAGCGCGTAGTATCCGGGTATTCCATGGCGGGGAAATGGTATTGGGTTATTGGTCATATGATTGATCTCCGTGAGTCAAAAAGTGGCTTTGCAGGGGAAGATTTTGTGGCATCGTAATCATTCAGGACCCACGTTCGCCAAGTCGCAGGCCAATCTGCCGCCAAGGTTCCTTTGCCTTGGTGGTGGCTACAAAACTTCTCAAATTGTGTAGATACCTTGAGACTTGGCCAACCTCGCTTGGAAGCGAATTCAGTCATGGCTGGATCAAGCTGAAAGTTGCTTGGCAATGAGGAGCGAGACTTATGCCGTTTTTTGGATGCTAACGTGGTAATTATATCTTCTTTCTTACTTATAGTATTTACCACTTTCTCACCGTGAACATCACCGTGAGGTATTTCGTTATTTATCAATGGGTTATATCCTAAAATCTCACCGTGAACAATTTTGTGTCCGTTCAATGGCTTAACAGAAAGCTCACCGTGAGATTCTTGATGTTCACCGTGAGCTTTTTGTCTCCATTTTTTGGTATAGTATCTTTTCCTTGAAAGCCTCTTTTCTTCCTTTTCTAGTTCCTCTACGAGGAATAAAATTGCGTCCCTCACTTCCTCCAAGGAATTGAGATTTGCGGCGATAAGTAACTTGGTCTTGAAATTGTCGAACTTCTTGTCTATAAGAGGATTAACAACCATGGCGCATTTACTCCAATGGGTGCGCTGTGATGAAGCGGCTTCGGTCCCCGCCGCTTATTAGCCCGGTAGCGTGATTTCCCTCCGCTACCGGGCTTAACTTTGTCCCTATGTCATGAAAGTGTCAAGCCGCTACCGATAGGTGAGAGCGTAGGACGAGCCTACAACCCATAGGCGCCTGCTCCTGATTCCCCCAGTGGGCATACAGAGCTTGGCAGAGGTAATCGTTCTCGATCAGCCCCATGTTCTGGGCAAAGTCCATAATCGCCTTGAAGGCAAAATTATCCAGATCACGGCGTCTGGCGTCCGGAGCACACAAAGTTACATATGCCCTAAAAGCCCCAGAGATGGCCCGTGGTTGATTTTTACGTTGGGCCAGCCATTCCTGTCCTGCAAGCCGTTGCCACGCTGTGTAGGCTTCTGAAGCCCGTACAGAGCCATTCCTGTTATGGCGCCAAATGGCGTTGACAGAAATCGGGAGAGGAAGATTTACCTTAATTATGGTAATTTAACACCTATGCTGTAGATTTTGTGCTTTGTAAATATTCACAAGCCTCATTAATCTCGGATAAACTAAATTCAGGTTCCGGCAATTGCGGCTTTTCCACAGATGGTCCCAGCGGTCTCCACTCCGGGTATGCCAGCAAGTTATTTTCAAACTCAATGGCGCCGGTCTCGGTCCTGACAACCTCCATTCTCAGAGGCAAGCTGGTTGGGTTATGGCACTTTAGGGAAACAAGCGCTTTCCTGTTTACAGGGTCTATAAGCTCGTTTTCCTGCCCTGCAGCTTGCCAAAAATAGCTACCGTTCGGCCCCATGGAAACGACCATCAAGACCTGCCTCTTCATCGGCGCTTGCCCTATCCATGCCATCTTTAAAATCGCCGCCTCCGGTTCAGATCGTAGTAAATATCGTAGTGGGTTCCGCAGTAGGAATTGAAGCGCTGGGTGTTCTCATTCCAGTACGTTACCTCGCCACAATAGGTAGCAAGCCCATTGGCACCCTTCCCAACAATGCTCCGACAGGTTCTCGGCCCGAGTTCCATGATGGAAATCGGATCGGTGCCAGTCAACGGCTCCGGTGCTGCAAAGAACTTCGGTGGTACAATCTTACGCATTTCGCTATCATTATTGGTATCTTTAGACGGTACTCTAGTGGGGTGACGCTCTGATCCAACTTTATCGGAATACTGGTTTCTTGGGCGACGCTGCGGTAATTGCATACGGTGAGCTTTGCCGATAACAGCATTTCTGGTTTTGCCTACTACGTTACCAATCTCTCTGGAGGTCAAACCCTTACTCCATAGATCAACTAATTGATCTATTTCATCTTTCGTCCAGTTTTCCACAAACTTCCCAAACACCTTGCGTAAGATGTTTCCATGTACCTTTACAAGCTGGGTGTCGGTATTAGGGTAATTTTCTTCGCTCATTATTTTATCCAGTCAGATGGTGTAATGGCGCCGCGAGAAATGCGTTTGATTTTCCTCTGCATTGCAGGCCGTGGAGTTCTTTCGTGGCGTAGCCACTTCCTGATCGCATGATGAGAAACACCAAATGATTTTGCGGCTTGCGCCATATCGATGTCAAGTTTAAGCATCCATTCTTTTAATTCCATTGCACTTTCTCCCATGCGAAAATTTCGGATCGACAAAACATAACATATATTGCATGAAAAGACAAACCCAAATTGTCTCTTGACAACTAAGACAAAATGGGTTAGAGCCTGTTTCATCGATCAACCAAACAGGAGCGCTTTGATGTTTAAGAAAGGAAGCAAGCTAAAAATTGATGGGTTGCCGGTAGTGAACATTACCAAGCGAATGAGGCTGACAATTTCCGCGAAGGAAGCAAGAACCGGAAAATCAAGAGCCCCCAGCCAATGCGCTGCAGCTTTGGCGGCAGTAAGGCAAGTCCCACGCTGCACCGAAGCAAGAGTTCATATCGGACGCATCTTTATGAAGGTCGGCAATAAGTGGCTTCGTGGCAAGGTGCCGGAAGCGCTTCGTACCGAAATCGCAACTTTCGACCGTGGCGGCACATTTGCGCCGGGAGAATATATAATCAGGCCATTGGCGCCTTCTGATCTTCCGACCGGAAGAAGAATAGGTGGGAAAGACAAGCCGCGCAGTGGAAAGCCGAAAAGGCGGCTTCATGTACTCGTCGGAGTAAGAGAGAACGGAAAAGGCGAGTACCGCAGACAATCCTAGGGGGAAATTCATGACAGACCATGTTAATGGGCCACATCAGGCCTCGATGCGCTATGGCTATAAAAAGGGCTGGAGGCATGTTAATCCTAAAGAATGGAAAATGAATGTTCGATTGCGTTTACAGCAATTAGAGATAAGCCAGCTGGCTTCCGATGAAGTTAAAAATCAAGCTAGGAGACTGCTGACCACAATTGTAGATAACCGTATGCCCGCCGCCAATTACGAACAAGCACGCAATCTGATCAATTCAAATAAGCTGTTTACCAAGAAGGCTATCGCAAAGGCGGCGGCAGCGGGTGGAGCAACAAGCCACGCTATATTCATGGCATGCCAAGCCTGTGAAAATCTCCACGACCTGATGATCAGGGTCAATTCAATACCTGAGAAAAACAGGCTGTTATTGCAAATCGCTACTGCAATCACTGTGCTAGGTGAAGTTCAATCAAGGATACTGGGAGGGTCGGATGACAGTGAAAGGTAAGACCGAACTTGTTTATGTTGCAATCAAAAATCTATCAGTGATCTGGGCGCAGTCCCAGCGGCCCTATAACGAAAAGTGGTCGAAGCAGATTGCGGCTGAATTTGATCCGGACAAGTTCGATCCTCCAGTAATCACAAAGCCCAATGGTGTGGGATACTATCACATTGTCGAAGGCCAGCATCGGGTTAGTGGTGCCAAGATAGCATTTGGTGAAACAGAGCAGATACTTTGCCGCATGGTGGATGCCGAGGACCCGGCACGAGCCGCAGAAATCTGGCTTGGTATTAATTCAGGACGCAAAGCTATCAGGCCTGTTCAGCGTTTTGAAGTCAGCGTCACTGCCGGTCGGCAGCCGGAAACCGAGATTAATGGTCTTGTCAGAAGGATGGGATATCGAGTTTCCCCTAAGAAAGCCAATCATTGCATTACTGCGGTATCCTCACTGATCGAAGTTCACCGCAAGTTTGGCATCATGATGCTGAAAGCTACGCTTTTGACCCTAGATAAGACATGGGCCGGTGATCCGGCTGCATTCAGTGGTGAGCTGATCAGTGGTTATGCCCTGTTCATCAATGAGTTTCATTCGCAGATGGATCATAAGCGTCTGCATGAAGTAATTGCAAGGGCGTATACCCCTAACAAGCTGATAGCTGCTGGAAGGCTCTATGCGGAACAGAATTCGACGCCGGTTATTGAGGGGATCAGCGAGACGATCCGCAGCAAATATAATTACAAGCTCAAAGAAGAGCAGAGCAGGCTAAGACGCAAATGACCAAGGTAACAAAGGAGGATTATATCAAGAAGGCCAAAGCATTTTTCGTGGAAAATGATATTCAGGCTACAGATCAAGCCGTTGAAAATCTTGCAGCCATGCTCTTTGGATATGCGCTGGCAGGGGAATTGATCCACGAAATCGAAGCGGCTAGTGGTTTAGTGAAATGGAATGAGGAAAAATCTAAATGATGATTAAATTGTTAATGGCTATGATTGTGATTTGTTCTCTTACCGGATGCATCACAACTTCGACACCAAACCCATATATCACCTGTATGCAAACCAGTGGACCCGGATATTGCTATCATTACGACTTTGATCGCAGAAACACCTTTAACTGAAGGATGATGTAATGCTGACAGCCGCCCAAAGATTGGCAAGGGAAGGAAAATTGACGGCGAGCCGGGTAGCGCCATTGATGACTGGCGATAAAGCCAAGATTATGGCAGTATGGCGTGAGCTATGCGGGGACCCGTCTTACGAAGAAGAAAACCTTGACGATGTTTGGGCGGTCCAGCTTGGTGTGGCGACGGAGCAATTAAATCTTGACTGGTACGAAAAGCTGCGAAATCCCGTCACCCGCCGAGGCGAAGTGGTTGTGCATCCTGATTATAATTGGGCTGCTACAACTCTTGACGGATTTGATGCTGTTCTGAATATGCCCATAGAGGTAAAGCATGTAAGTGGGTTCGAGAAATACGAAGCTGTGCTTGCTAGATATATGCCCCAAGTCCACTGGCAAATGCAGTGCCTCAACGTCAGAAAGTGTGCATTCAGCGTGATCCAAGGTGCTCGCCAGCCTT